CTCCAGGAGACGCTGGCCGCGTTCGAGGCGGCAGCCTGATGGCGAAGATCCTGACGCTGGACATCGAGACCGCGCCCAACCTGGCCTACGTCTGGGGACTCTGGAAACAGAACGTAGCGATCGGCCAGATCGAGAAGTCCGGCGAGGTCATGTGCTTCGCGGCGAAGTGGAAAGGCCGCAAGAAGGTCGAGTTCGTCTCCGCGCATGAGCTGGGTCGCCACGGCATGCTGAAACGGGCGCACGAGCTGCTGTCCGAGGCCGACATCGTGGTCACGTTCAACGGCCAGTCGTTCGACATTCCGTGGCTGATGGCGGAGTTCTTCACCGAGGGGTTCGCGCCGCCGGCACCGTTCCAGCAGGTTGATCTTTACCGGGTCGCGCGCCGCCGGATGCGGTTCCCCAGCAACAAGCTGGACTACATCGCGCAGCGGGCTGGCCTGGGCGGCAAGTTCCACCACTCCGGCTTCGACTTGTGGTTGGGCTGCATGCGCGGCGATGAGAAGTCGTGGCGTGAGATGCGGACGTACAACCGGCAGGACGTCGTATTGACGGAGCAGCTGTACGACCGGCTGCTGCCGTGGGTGAACGACCACCCGCACGTCGGGCTGCTGGATGATGACCCGTTCGCCTGCCCGAACTGCGGCGGGCACAAGTTCCAGTCGCGGGGTTGGGCGTACACGAAGCTGGGCCGCTACCACCGCTACATGTGCAAGGCGTGCGGTACGTGGACTCGCAATGGCCGCCGGAACGAGGGCGCCGTGCAGCGGGGCGTCGCCTAGACGGAAGAACATCCCCCAAGTGCGCATCGTCGAGAGGCGTGGGGGATGGCCAACAGCATAGCCCGTGGGGGTGGTGCCCGTGGCTGGTGGGAAGTTCGTCCACGCGGACGCCACGGAACGCCTGATGCGGTACTGGGCGCACGGCGAGGGCGCGGCGAAGATCCGCTGGGGAGTGCCCGGGGACTTCGATCGCTGCGTACGTCTCGTCCAGGAAGCGGTCGTGAAGGGCGGCGGGAAACCGCTGCCGGATCACGAGATCAAGGGCTTGTGCTCGAACTTGCATCAGAGGGCTACCGGAGCGCGGCCGGGGCACGCACCGGGCGAAGAGGCCGCCCACAAGGCCAAGGGAGGCCACTGATATGCCTGCAACTTCTGTCACCCCGGTGAAGGTCACGTCGACTGGTGTGACGCTGCCTGCTGCTGCGGCGTGTGACGCGACGAACGGCAACTCGGTGAGCAACGTGAAGGGGCTCCAGTTGACGTTGTCGAACACGGATTCGTCGTCGGCGACGGTGGTGTTTACGACTCCGGTGACGGTGGGCGGGTTCGATGTGTCGGACTACACGGTGACGTTGGCGGCGGGGGCGACGAAGGTGTTCGGGGGTTTCGACGCGTCGGTGTTCTCGGGGATTCTGGTGTTTAAGGCGTCGACGGCGCTGGTGAAGTACCAGGCGGCGGTGGCCTGATGTCGAAGCACTTTTCGCTGGGCAGGGGCACGGATCCGGTGTTGTGGTTCGGCTTCTACCGGCCGCACGGCGCTGTGCGTCGGGTGGGGGCGAAGGTGGAGCGCGGCCACTTCAGTGCCGGGATCCGGGATGTGGTCGGGTTCTATGTGGAGCTGCCGCGTGTTCGGGAGGCTGTTCGGGCGGCCGAGTTGGAGGAGCGGCGCCGTGGGCATGAGGATGTCGTTGCTCGCGTGTTGAGGGATGCCGGGTAACTGGGCGGGTTCGTCTCGGCGGCGCCGGCTTCCGGCGAACTGGGAGCAGCTTCGGGCGGCGAAGCACCGCCAGAACCCGGACCACATCTGCCACGTGTGCGGGAAGCCGGGCGGCGACCAGCTGGACCACATCGTCCGCGGTGACGACCATAGCCTGGCCAACTTGGACTGGATCCACACGAACGTGGCGCCGTACTGCCACCGGAAGAAGTCGTCCCGCGAGGGCAACGACGCGAAGAAGCGTGTCTCGATAAAACGGCCGCCTGAGCGGCGGCCCTGGCTCGATTGAGCCGTCTCCGTTGCCGCTTCCCCGACATGGGGTTGCCGGCGCCCGTCATGGGAGGACCCTCGATGAGTGGAAACGGCCCTGCGCCGAAGCCTGCCTCGAAGCGGGCCCGGCGCAACGCGGATCCGGTGCCGCAGACGGTACTGCGGTTCGAGCCGGCCGACGCGCCTGAGCTTCCGGCCGAGATCGACTGGCACCCCATGACGCGCCAGTGGTGGCAGATGTGGAAGGACTCTGCGCAGGCGGAGAACTTCACGGCCACCGACTGGTCCTTCCTTCTCGACACGGCGCTCATGCACCATGCGATGTGGGAGAAGGGGCAGTGGACCCTGGCGGCTGAGGTCCGGCTCCGGGTGGCGAAGTACGGGTGCACCCCTGAAGACCGGGCCAGGCTCCGCATGGTGTTCGCTGACGCGGATGAGAAGGACGAGAAGCGGGCTGGTCGGGTGACGCCGACGGAGGCCCGGAAGCGGTTCGGCGGGTTGCAGTTGGCGCCTCATCCGAACGACTCGCGCGGTACGGGGATCGTCCTGCCGTTGAAGAAGACGGATCCTGAGCCGGATCCTGACGACGCTGGCTGACCTACCGTGCCGTGGAAGCCGACGTTCCCAGGCGAGCGGCCGACGTTGGGGTACGACGTCATCGACTGGATGGCGGAGAACCTGGCGGCCCCGGACACCGGCGGCCACTACAAACCGTACGTCGTGACCCGCGAGCAGGCCGAGTTCCTGCTGCGGTTTTACGAGATTGACCCAGCCGGAAAGCGCGGCCAGGGCAAGCGGAAGATCATGCAGGGCGTGCTGTCTCGGCCTCGTGGCTGGGGGAAGTCGCCGTTCTTGGCGGCGATCGCCTGCGCGGAGGCCCTGGGCCCGGTGGTGCCGGGAGGTTGGGACGCCGACGGGCAGCCGGTGGGGATCCCGTGGTCGGAGATCCGGACGCCGCTGGTGCTGGTGGCTGCGGTGTCGGACAAGCAGGTCATGCAGAACTCGTGGACGCCGATCCTGGAGCTGCTTGAAGGCCCGGTCCTGGACAACTACCCGGGGCTGGAGCCGCTGGGCGGGTTTGTGAATCTGCCGCGGGGCCGGATCACCCCGATGCCGGCGTCGGCCCGGACCGCTAAGGGCGCCCGAGCCGTGTTCACGATCATGGACCAGGCGCTCGCGTTGGACACTCCGATCCCTACGCCGACCGGATGGTCCACGATGGGCGCGTTGCAAGCTGGAGACGTCATCTTCGGATCGGATGGCAGGCCGGTGCGGGTATCGGCGGCCAAGCCGGTATCGCTGGAGCACGACTGCTACCGGGTGCGCTTCTCGGATGGCACCAGCATTGTGGCGTCGGCGGGCCACCTGTGGATGTCGCGACTGCATTCGGCGGCGAAGCCGAAGGTGCGCACCACTCGGCAGATGGCAGATGACCCTCGGAAGTTTCGGATACCTGCGGCGAAGCCGCTGGAGATGCCGGCGGCCGAACTCTCCGTTCCGCCGTACCTGTTGGGATACTGGCTAGGCGACGGGACACGAGGCAAGTGCGAGATCGCGGTATCCGAGGACGATCTGCCGGACCTGCAAGCGAACCTCGCCGAACTGGGCGTCGAGTCGTGGCCGAGGCGCTACGGAACGGGCGCGGTGAACCTGACGTTCACGCGGGCCCGCGGGTTCGGGATGGTGAACCGGCCTGAGGTGGCCAAGGCCCTTGCTGCGCTTGACTGCTACCGGGACAAGAACGTTCCGGATGAGTACCTGTCCGGCTCGATCGAGCAACGCGCCGAGTTGCTTCGTGGCCTGATGGACTCGGATGGATCCTGCACCACGAATGGTCTCTGCACCTTCGTCAACACGAACCGCCTTCTGGCCGACGCGGTAGTGCGCCTGCTCCGCTCCTTGGGGCAGGTCACATCTGGAGCCAAGTGGATCAAGGACGACCGGTACACCGGTGGCGGCAAGTACCGCGTTGACTTCACCCCGCGGAATCTCGTTCCGTTCCGGCTGGAGCGTAAGGCGAACAGGGTCCACGAGTACGGCAAGGACCCGGACTGGATAACGATCTCCGAGATCACGCCGGTGCCACATGTTCCGGTCCGCTGCATCGCGGTCGACTCCGATGACCACCTGTTTGTCGCTGGCGTCGGATGCCACATGACCCACAACACCGAGGAGTGGGTCGCGTCGAACGGCGGCCTGGCGCTGGCTCAGACGCTGCGGGACAACGCGGCGAAGATCGGCGGCTCGACGCTGGAGTCTCCGAACGCGTTTGTGCCGGGTGAGGGTTCGGTGGCGGAGGAGACGGCCGCGTACTGGTCGGCGATCGTGGAGGGCCGCCGGGTCCCGGATCGGCTGTTGTACGACCATCGTGAAGCGCCGGGCGACACAGACATCGACGACGACGTGTCGCTGCTGCACGGCCTGGCGTTCGCGTACGGCGACTCGGCCGACATCGACGAGTGCGTGATCCACGACCCGCCGTGCATCCGGCCGGGCTGGTCCGATCTGGAGGACCGGATCAGCGCGATCCGGGCCCCGAATGGCGACCTCCAGATGGCCCGCGGCAACTTTCTGAACCAGATCACGTACGCCTCGGACCAGTTCATCGCGAACTTCGAGTGGAACGCGGTGCATGCGGAGAAGCTGGAGCGCGACGTTCCGGAGGTCTCGGCCGGGGACACGGTGGTGTTGGGGTTTGACGGGTCGCGCGGTGTGAAGAACGGTGTGGCGGACTCGACGGCCCTGGTGGGTTGCCGCGTGAAGGACGGGCACTTGTTCCTGGTGGATGTGTGGGAGCAGCCGGAGGGCCCGAAGGGTAAGGGCTGGAATCCGCCCGCGGACCAGGTGGATGCGACGGTCGCGGAGTGCTTCAAGAAGTTCCGGGTGGTGGGGTTTTACGCCGACCCGGCCCGCTGGGAGGGCTGGGTGTCCACCTGGGAGGCGAAGTACGGGGACCGGTTGAAGGTGGGCCCGAAGGCGCATCCGATTGAGTGGTGGATGACCGGTGGGTCGGTGCTGAAGGCGGAGCGGGCGTTCGAGTCGTTCCGTGAGGCCGTGGTGCAGAAGGAGCTGTCGCACGACGGGCACCCAATCTTGTGGAAGCACACGGTGCAGGGCCGCCGCCGGATCGACCACAACCACTTGACGGTGAAGAAGGACTTCCCGAAGTCGCCGCGGAAGATCGACGCGTTCATCGCCGCGGTGTTGGCGTGGCAGGCGCGCAACGACGCGGTGGCGAAGGGTCTGGCTGTGCGGGACAGCCGCTACTACGTGCCGAAGGCGATCCGTTAAGGGGGTCTGCATGCCCCTTGGCGATATCGAGACCCCGTTGTCGCCGGGGTGGTGGCTGGTTCGGCTATCGCGGAAGCGGACTGACCCACGGCGGCTCGACCGGATTAACCGGCTCGACCAGTACTTGAAGGGGAATCCGCCGCTGCCGGTGGCGCGCGAGGCGTGCCGGCCGGCGTTCGAGGCGTTCCAGAAGACGTGCCGGGTGAACCTGGCGGAGCCGACGGTGTTGTCGCTGACGAACCGGATGCGTCCGATTGGGGTGCGGACCGGCGCCGACGATGATGAGGCCGGCGACGTGGACGCCTGGCAGGTCATCACCCGGGCTGGCATGAAGATCGTGTTCCGGGACGCGCACGAGAAGATGTGCGGCCTGTCCGAGGCGTTGGTGTGGGTTGGGGATATCAACCCCGAGACGGGCGTGCCGCTGGTGACGGTCGAAGATCCGCGCGAGGCGGTGTCGGAGGAGGATCCGGCTACCGGAAGTACCTTGGCGGCGCACAAGGCGTTCCACGACGGCGTTCAGCGCCGCGACTACGCCATTCTGATGCTGCGCGGGGACCCGAAGGTTGACCCGGAGGGCGATGGGCCATCCACCGACCCGTTGGGGCTTCCGGCGCAGGGTCCGGAGACCAGATTCTTGGTGGCGTGGAGGGAATGTACCCGCCTCTGCGATCACGCCGACATTCATGTGAACCAGGAGTGGAACTGGGACGCCAACCGGTCGGCGACGCTTCCGAAGATGCACGGCATGGTTCCGGTCGTCAAGTTCACGAACCGGGCCGGGGTGGCGGAGTTCGAGCCGCATATCGACCTGCTGGACCGGATTAACCGCGTCATCCTCGACCAGATGGTCATCGCGACCTACCAGGCGTTCCAGCGGATGGCCGCGATCGGCATGCCGGCCGTCTATCCGGATGACCATCCGAGGGCCGGCGAGGAGATCAACTACGAGGAGATCTTCACGTCGGACCCGGGGAAGTTCTGGCAGCTTCCCCGGGACTCGCAGATGTGGATCGCGCCCGCGGTCGACATGACGGGCGTGTTGCAGGCCGTCAAGGACGGGCAGCAGCAGTTCTCGGCGGCCACGATGACTCCGATGTACGTGTTCTCCCCCGATAGCGCGAACCAGACGGCGGAGGGTGCGTCGCTGATGCGTGAGGGGCAGGTCGGGAAGGCGGATGACCGGATCGACCGGGTGGACCCGAAGTGGTCGAAGGTCATCAGCTTGTGCTTCCGGTGGATGGGTGACGAGCAGCGGGCCGATCTGGCGTCGCTGGAGTTGATGTGGGACGACACGGAGAAGGCGTCGATCATCGAGAAGAGTCAGGCGGCGGCGCAGGCGGGCTCGATCCCGCAGATCGGGATCTGGCGCAACATCTGGAAGTTCTCCCCGGCGGAGATCGACCGGCTGACGAAGGAACAGCAGGCGCAGGAGCTGAAGCAGCAGGCGCAGCAGTTGTCGATGATGAAGCAGCAGGCCGCTTTGACTCCGAAGCCGGCGCCTGGTGCCCCGTCGGGCAGGTCTTCTGGCAAGCCGGCACCTTCGGGTGGGAGGTCTAACGGTGGCAACAACGCGCCGCGGGCGGCCCGAGGCGGACAGTCAGGCGGCGCTGGCGTCTCTGGTGGCCGC